GGTGCACAACCTAGACCAGATATAGAAGTAGAACCAACTGCACTTAAAAAAGTTAGTACAGGTTTAAAAAGTTTAGCAGATAGTGTAGGTAGAGTAGTATCTAGTGGGCCTGTAGGTCAGATTGCTAGAGCTATAGGAAAACCAGTAGGTGAATCTGCAGGAGTTGTAGCTTTTAATAAAACATATTTTAATGTTAGAGGTGGAAGCACAGATGGACAAAGAATAGCTGGTAATCCTGCAACAGATTTATATGCAGGTATGAATAGAACTTCTAAGTTTGGTAATTTAGAAAAAGCTGGTGCTAAAAGAATATCAACTAGAGAAAAAACTATTGCTAGAAAAAATTATGGCCCTGGTGATAAGTTTTATGATGATACTCAAAAAATGAAAGACCAGCAAAGAAATTATCAAAAAGAAAAAGAAAAGAAAACATCATCAGCTAGAGAAAGAGCTAGAATGAATCAATCAGGAGCTGGTGGCAATGATAGTGGTTCATCAAATGCTAGAGTTATATGTACAGATCTACATAGAACAAAAGAATTATCTACTAAAGACTGGATAAGAGATACAAAATTTACATTTAAAAAGTTATCTATAAAACATGTTAAAGGTTATTTACTTTGGGCAGAACCAACTGTAAGACACATACAAAAATATCCTAGATACAGAAAAATATGGAAACATATTGCACAGCATAGAGCAAATGATATTGCATGGAGATTAAATGAAGGTAAATTTGATTTACTAGGAAGAATCTATGCAGGTATTGGAGAACCTTTATGTTGGATGTTAGGTAATTTTGTAAGTGATAAACAAATTAATAGATATAATCTATCACATTGGAGAAGAGTATAATGGCAATAGAAGCAGGAAATAAAGTTAGTACAACTGGATTAGTAGATAAAAAACCATTTACTCCAAAAGCTCCTGATATGAGTAAAATGAAAATGCCTGCTAGAATGCAGCCAAAAAGAATTAAACCTACTGAAACAAAAGTAGCACCCCCACAACCTACAGAACAAGTAGCAGACAAAATTCAATCTCTAACAGATGAAGATAAAATTGTATTAGATACAGTCTTAGCTCCATCTGTTGCAATGGTTCTTAAAAAAATTGCACCAGAAGCTGGTGATTTAATAGATCAGTTTACAGGTGCAGAAGAGAACGTAGTTTTACCAGTATCAGTTGTAAAAAACTTTGCAACTAAAAGATACGGTGGAGCAGATGAAGGAGATGCTGTAGAAAGTTTTATAGCAGATCTTTCAGCTACACAAGAGATGGATCAACAACCTGTGCCACCTGAAGAAGATCAGTACGAAGCAATAGATACTGAACAAATCTAATTCAGCCCACAACAATTATGGAATCGAGCTACCCTTATCCATAAGGCACTCAACCCAATAGGTAAAAATAATGGAAGAAGAAAAAAAAGTTTCCGAAGAGAAACAAGTTAAAGTACCCAATGCAAATCCTTATAATAAAGATAGAGGTGGAGAAGATGCCGAAGTTGAAGCATTTGCAAAAGGTGAGTTAGCTAAATATCAAAGGGAACAAAGAGAAAAAGAAGCAATCGCAGCAACCGAACAGAAGGACACCGATGCATCTGAAGAGACTGCAGATCAAACAGATAATCAGGCTACTCCTATCGCTGAACGCCCTGCTAGAGCTGAAGATAGAGTCTTTAAAAAACGTTATGACGATTTAAAAAGACACTATGATTCTACTATTCAAAAACACAAGGACGAATTAGAATCTTTGCGTAACAGATTAGAATCAGGAAACTCGCAATTTAATCCTCCTAAATCTAAAGAAGAATTAGATGCATGGAGAAAAGAGTACCCCGATGTATACGATATGGTTGAAACCATAGCTATAGAAAAGGCAACTACTCAAACTGCAGAACTTGAAGATAAATATAAAAATCTAAAAGTGCAACAAGAAAAAATTGCAAAAGAAAAAGCAGAAGTAGAACTTTTAAAACTACACCCAGACTTTAATGAATTAAGACAACAAGATTCATTTCATGAATGGGCTGAAAGACAGGATCCTACTATACAAGGTTGGCTGTATGAAAATACATCTAATGCAACATTAGCTGCTAGAGCAATTGATTTATATAAAATGGATCAAGGCATTAGTAAGTTAAGTAAAAAGCAGGAATCTAATGTTAAGAAAGAAGCTGCTAAAGCAATTTCTAAAACAAAGAAGAGTACTGAAACTGATATACCTCAGAAGAAAATTTGGACTGCAACTGAAATTTCTAAACTAAAAGCTCATGAATTTGAGAAACTAGAATCAGAAATTGATCTTGCTCGTTTAGAAGGTAGAATTGAACAACGTTAAACAATCAACTAAACTAAACTAAAGGAGGGTACAACCATGGCTTTTGGAAGTGCTGGTGGATATTCGAACTTACCTTCAGGTAATTTCACTCCACAAATTTTTAGTCAGAAGGTTCAAAAATTCTTCAGAAGAGCATCAGTGGTAGAAGATATTACTAACACTGATTACGCTGGAGAAATTGAAAATTTTGGCGATACTGTTAAAATAATAAAAGAACCAACAATCACTGTTGCAGATTATGCAAGAGGTACAGCTGTATCTACACAAGACTTAGCTGATGACCAAATCACTATGACAGTTGATCAAGGTTCATACTTTGCTTTTAAAGTAGATGATATTGAAGAAAGACAATCTCATGTTAACTTTGAAGCTCTTGCAACCTCTTCAGGTGCATACTCATTAAAGAAAAACTACGACTACAATGTATTGAAGTTTATCTATGATAACGCTTCTACATCTGCAAGTGATACAGGAACTGATGGTTCACCAATTGATGGTGATGCAGCAGCTGATACTCTAGCAGACGTTGTGTCAGCAGCTAAAAAAGTTCTTGACAAAAATGATGTGCCAGAAGAAAATAGATGGTTAGTTGCACCACCTGAATTTTTTGAGCAATTAAGAAAATCAGGTGCTAAACTTTCTGACCAATCAGTAATGGCTGATGGCGGTGCATCTCAAATCAGAAATGGTCTTGTTACAGACAGACCGTTATTTGGTTTTAACATGTACTCAACAAATGCTATTGCAGTGTCTAGTGGATCTGCAGCATCTCATACTTTTGGTTCTTCAGGATCAAATGAGTTTGCATTTTTATACGGACATGCGTCAGGAGTTGCAACTGTAAATCACATTGCAAAAACTGAATTAATCAGAGACCCTGATTCATTCGCTGACGTAGTCAGAGGCTTACACGTTTTCGGAAGAAAAATTCTTAGAGACGAAGCAGTAAGATCTGGCGTAATTACAATCGGTTAATTTTAGGAGGAAATAAAATATGACTGCTTATAATAGTTCAAACACAAACAGATTGATCAAAGCATCATCTGATCAAGTTAGAGTTATGTCAGAGGTTGTAGATTTTTCTTCTACAACTAATGCTGCTACTGACACTTTTGATGTTATTGGTATTCCTGCAAATACTTTAGTACTTTCTGCAGGTGTAGATGTTCTTACTGCAGGTACTGGAACAGGTACAATTGCTGTAGGAGACTCTGGAGATGCCGATCAATATGTTGACGAAGTCGCACCAACTAGTACTGGGCAACAAACATTGTTAAACGCACCTGAAGCATATTCAGCTGCTGATGACATTAGAATAACTGTTGCTACTGCTGCTGTTAATGCGAAAGTAAGAGTATGGGCAACTATGATGTCACTTGATAAAGGTGGATCAGACGCTGATACAGACTCACAAAACGTAACATTTAGTTAATAGCTAATTATCTTGGGGGGAGCAATCCCCCCTTGATTTAATAGGAGAATAAATGTCAACAACATATTTAACTTTAACAAACAGAACATTAAGAGAATTAAACGAAATAGAATTAACTTCTGCTAACTTTGCTTCAAGTAGAGGTATTCAGACTGCAGTTAAAGATTTTATAAATAAATCTATACATGACATTTATAATGAAACAGGTGAGATACCTTTGCTATATGCAAGAACTACACAGAATTTAGAAATAGGCGATAATGAATATGACTTTCCCGCAGATTTTAGAAAAGCAGATATGGATTCATTTTCAATTGGGCCAAAAGAATTAGTTACTAACGGAGAGTTTACATCTAATATAAATAACTGGACAACTCAAAGTGGATCTCCAGCATACTCTAGTTTAGGTAATGGTAGATTAAGTTTAAGTAATGCATCTGCATCACAATCTCTTTCTACAGTTGTAAACAAAACTTATAAACTACAAGTTAGAGTTTTAAACTCAAATGCAAATTCAGACACACTTGATGTAGCTGTCGGTACAAGTGCAGGTGGTACACAAAATAAAAGTAGTAGTATAATAGTTACTAATTATGGAGAAGGTAAAATTTTAAATACTACATTTACTGCAACTGCTACAACTACACATATACAATTATCTACAACTGGAGATTTTACAGTTGATTATGTAAGAATATCTAGAAATGATATACTAAACAGAAAGATGACATATGTATCTTACGATAATTATATACAAAATTATAAACCTACTGATGATACAAATAATAGTGGTAATTATGCAAACCCATTAAGAGTTTATATATTACCAAATCATTCTACATTTGGTGTAAGTCCAAGACCAAATAGTAATGAGTTTGCAGTAAATTATATTTATTACACAACGCATACAGATTTATCTGCTCATGGAGATACCATGAGTTTACCAGATAGATTTGGAACATTAATTATAGATAGAGCAAAATATTACACATACATGTTAAGATCTGATCCTCAACATGCACAATTAGCTGATAGAGACTTTCAAAGAAAATTAAGATTATTGAAAGTAGATTATGCAACTAAAAATGATTACATGAGAACAGACACAATAGCAGAAAGTATTTCATTAAATATAGGAGGCAGAGTTAACTAATGGCTATTAGAGAAGATAATAAAAAAGTTCAAGATAATATGAATTATCAAACAGATAAATTTAAAATGCAAGGTAGAGATAAAGAAGAACCTGTAAGAAAAGCAGATTTATCTAATAAATTAAATACTAAACAAATTAATGATTATATTGATAAGTACAGAAAAGGTGAAGATGTATCAGAAATAATCAAAGATTTAACTTTTGACGAATTAGAATCATTAAAAAAATTAGCAGATAAAAGAATAAGCTCATAATGCCATCTACTGATTTAATATCACCATTCGTAGTTAGTTGTGCAGGGGGTTTAACACTTAATAAAGATGTGTTTTCTATGGCTCCTGGTGAAGCACTTATACTACGTAATTTTGAACCAGATATTAAAGGTGGATATAGACGAGTCAGTGGAACAGCATTATATAATTCAACAATTGTACCACAAGGATCTAGTAATACAAGTTTAGTTATAGATTGTGCAATTGTATTTAATGGACAAATAATTGTAGCTAGAGGTGGTGATATACACAGAGGTACAACTTCAGGTAGTTGGACAAGTTTAACTACAGGTTTAGGTACATCTACTAGAGCATATGATTTTGAAAAATATAACTTTGATGGTACTGATAAAGTAATTATAGCAACAGGACACTCAGCTGCACAATCAATTAATTCTAGTTTTGCTGTAGATCCTATTAATGCAACAGGTGGTGGTACAGCTCCTACAAATCCTAAGTTTGTAAAAGCATTTAAAAATCATATGTTTTATGCAGGTGCTACAAATTCACAAGAAGTTTTATTTAGTGTGCCTTTTTCAGAAGATGATTTTAGACCTGCTCATGGTGCAGGATCATTTAAAGTTGACTCTGAAGTAGTTGGATTAAAAGTATTTAGGGATGAATTATTTATATTTTGTCAAGATAGAATTTATAAATTATTAGGCTCTACATCAAGTGATTTTGCAGTACAAGAAGTTACAAGAAATATTGGTTGTAGAGATGGTGGTAGTATTCAAGAGATTGGTGGTGATGTTATATTTTTAGCACCAGATGGATTAAGAACTATTGCTGGTACAGCTAGAATTGGTGACGTTGAACTTGGTTCTGTATCCAGACAGATACAAGCTAGAATCGATGATATAGGACATGACAGAGTCACATCATTAGTTATTAGAGATAAATCACAATATAGATTATTTTATCCTACAACAAATGGTTCTCAATCATCATCAAAAGGAATTATAGGTGTATTAAAAAATAACCCTAATACAGGACAGATTGGTTTTGAATATTCAGATATGATAGGAATTAAACCTGCATGTACAGATTCTGATTTTATATCACAAACTGAAACACAAGTATTTGGTGGGTTTGATGGATATATTTATAAAATGGAAGTAGGTAATACATTTGCTAATGCTGGAAATACAGATACAATTGTAGCAACATATAGATCTCCAGATATGGTATTAGGTGATCCTGGTTTAAGAAAATATATGCAAAGGGTTAATTTAAACTATGAAGGAGAAGGTACTTCAGTTAATGCTGACTTAGCAATTAGATATGATTATGATAGTCAAGATACACCACAACCAAATAAAATAAGTTTAACATCAGCAGGTGGTGCAGCTTTATATGGTACAGCTATCTATGGCAGTGCATTATATGGAGCATCAGGTACACCACTTATAAGACAAACAGTAGAAGGATCTGGATTTGCAGTAGCTTTAAAAATAGATGATAGAAATCAAACAGATGCATTTTCAGTAAAAGGATTTCAACTAGAATTTACTCCAGGAGGAAGAAGATAATGGCAGGATATAGTGCACGACAATCAACATACACAACAGGTGATACGATTGCAGCTGCAGATACTAATGATGAGTTTAACCAATTATTAGCTGCATTTAATGCAACAACAGGACACACGCATGATGGCACTGCGGGTGATGGTGGGCCTGTATCTACTTTAAGAGATTCAAGTGGTTTTAACAAAGTAGTAATTGACAACAGCAATAATCATTTAGAGTTTTATGTAAATGTATCATCTTCTGCAGTTGAACAAGTTAAAATTCAAGATGGTGCTATAGTTCCTGTAACAGATAATGATATTGATTTAGGTACATCTAGTTTAGAATTTAAAAATGCATTCTTTGATGGTACAGTTACAACTGATGCTGCTAGTATTTTAAGTTTATCTTTAACATCTGGTGCAACAGTTACAGCTATTAATGATGAAGATGATATGTCATCTAATAGTGCTACTGCACTAGCAACCCAACAATCAATTAAAGCATATGTAGATTCACAGGTAACTGCACAAGATTTAGATTTAACATCAGATAGCGGTACAATTGCAATTGATTTAGATAGTGAAACTTTAACAATTCAAGGTACTTCTAATGAAATTGAAACAAGTGCAAGTGGTAATGCTTTAACAATAGGTTTACCTAATGATGTTACTATTGGTAATAATTTAACAGTAACTGGAGATCTTACAGTATCTGGTGATGATATTACTATGGGTACAAATACATCTGGTAATTTATTAATTGCAGATGGTACAAACTTTAATTCAGTAGCAGTAGGTTCATTATCAGAAATATCTAGTATAGCTAATGATGATGTATTTTTAGCAGTAGATACTTCAGGTGGTGGTCTTAAAAAAGTTGCAAGATCAACAGTTGTATCTGGGCTTGCTACATCGTCTGCAATATCAAATGTTGTAGAAGATACTACACCACAGTTAGGTGGTAATCTTGATATGAATGGTAATGATATTGTTACTACATCAAATGCAGATATAGATTTAGCACCAAATGGAACTGGTAAAGTTGTTGTTAAAGGTAATACTAATCCAGGTACAGTTGTATTTAATTGTGAAAGTAATTCACATGGGCAAACTGTAAAATCACAACCACATAGTGCTAGTGTTACAAACGTATTAACATTACCTGCAGGTGGTGATCAAGAGATTGTTGGAACAACAGCTACACAGACTTTAACAAATAAAACTTTAACATCTGCTGTATTAAACACAGGTGTATCAGGTAGTGCTGTATTAGACGAAGATAATATGGCTTCAAACTCAGCTACACAGTTAGCTACACAGCAATCTATTAAGGCTTATGTAGATTCACAAGTAGCTACAGCTGATACATTAGCAGAATTATCAGATACTACAATTTCATCACCATCTTCTGGTCATATACTAGTATACGATGGTAGTGATAGTTTTGATAATGTTGCTGTATCTGGCGATGTAACTATAGCAGCAAATGGTGCTGTAACTATTGCATCTAGTGCTGTAGAAAACTCTATGTTAGCAGGGTCAATAGCTGATAGTAAATTGAATACTATTTCAACTGCAGGTAAAGTAGATTTAGCAGCATTAGAAATAGATGGTGGTACAGATATTGGTGCAGATTTAACTACATCAGATTTAATCATAGTAGATGATGGTGCAGGTGGAACTAATAGAAAAGCTGCATTGTCTAGGCTTACAACATTTATGACTAACCAAGGATTTTCTTCAGATGATCCTACGGCTCTAGCAATTGCATTGGGCTAAATAGTTATTGACAATATGAAAAACAACGATATAATATAATACACAAAGGGAGATATAAATGGCAAATACATTTAAAGTTAAAACAAATGCAGCAATGCCAGCAAGTGCTGGTACAGCTTTGACTTTATATACAGTCCCATCTTCAACAACAACTGTTGTAATTGGTTTAACACTTTGCAATGTTCACACTAGTGCAGTTACAGCTTCAGTAAAAATTGAATCTGATACTTCTGATACAGAAACAAATGAAAATGTAACAGTAGTTAAGGATGCGAGCATTCCAGCGGGCAGTTCTTTGGAGCTATTATCGGGTGGAAAATATGTTTTACAAACTACCGATGTTGTTAAGATTGACTGTTCAGATTCAGCAAAGATTGATGCAACATTGTCTATAATGGAGATAACGTAAGATGGCTTATATTGGTAAGGAACCAGCAGATGCTTTTACAAGTTTTGTAAAACAAGACTTTAGTACAAGTGCGACTACTTCATATACATTGGATAATCCAGTTACTAATGCAAATGAGTTAGCATTATTTATTAACTTTGTAAGACAAGAGCCTACAACTGCATATTCAGCTAGTGGTACTACATTAACACTAACAGAAGCTACATCATCTTCTGATGATATGTACTGTGTGTATTTAGGTAAAGCTGTTCAAACAGTAAATCCACCAAACTCTAGTGTAGGTGCATCACAAATAGTTGATGCAAGTATTACATCTGGAAAATTGTTTTCTGGTTTTAAAAATGGAATTACTGATGCAGACCAATGGCGACCAACAGGAACTTATAGTGCTACAAGTGGGTCAACAACAGCAATAACTTCTGGTTGGGAAAGAAATGATAGTACTGGTTATGGTAAAATTGGTTCTGGTGTAACTGAAAGCTCTGGTGTATTTACACTTCCTTCTACTGGAATATATTATATTGCATTTAATATACAATTTTACATAAGTTCAGCAGCAGATGCAAAATTACAAGGTCTAATTTATACTACTACTGATAATAGTAATTATAATGAAGTAGGAGATGCTGTTACAAGCATACATTCAATAAGTAATGGTCATGCTGGAGCATCAACAAATATATTTTTTGATTGCACTGATACTTCAACTCACAAAGTTAAATTTTACTATTTTACAAATGGTGGAAGTGGACAGGTAAGAGTAAATTCAAGTGTTAATAGAACTTTTGCAACATTTATAAGATTAGGAGACACATAAGATGGCAATAACAAAATTAATAGCAGATAGTATTACAAGTGGTGCGATAGCTAGTACACCATCTTTTAAGGTTATGCTTTCTTCTGGTCAAAATTTTTCTAATGCAACTTGGACAAAAATACAAGTGAATACTGAAATTTGGGATACTGATAATGCTTTTGATACATCAAATTATAAATTTGTAGTACCAACAGGAAAAGCTGGTAAGTATCGTTTTTCTTTTGGTGGTTATATGGGTTCAGCAGTAGATAATAAAATTATGGCTTTTAGATTATATGTAAATGATAATGCTGACAACACTACATATACTCAACACACTTTAGCTGGAACATCTGGAGCAATTCCTGTTTCTGCATGTGTTTTAAATTTATCTGTAAGTGATGAAGTATGTGTTTATTTTTATCAAGACATGGGTGGTACTAGAAGTTTAAGTTCTTCTTACATGCACTTTGAAGGAGAAAAATTAATTAGTTAAAATTAAGGAGGAACAAACTATGGCAAATCTATCAACTAAAATAAAACTCTACTGCGAAGCAAATGGTGTTTCAAATGTAGATTTTATGAATGATGTTATGTTGCAAGATGACAGCGATGGTAATGGTGTTTACATTAAGGAGTGGAATTTAGATATTGCACAACCTACTGACGCACAATTAGCAGAGCAAGAAACTTCAGCTAACACAGAAGAAGCTAATAGTACTGTTAAAGCAACTAGAAAAGCTGCTTATGGTGATATTGGTGAACAGTTGGATGAGATCTATAAAGATATTGATGCTTGGAAAGCAAGAATCAAATCTATTAAAGATGCTAATCCTAAAAATTAAGGAGATATAAACTAGATGGCTTACATTGGAAAAAGACCATTACAAGGAAACTATAAAAAATTATCAGATATATCTGGTAGTTTTAATGGCTCTACTACTGCGTTTACTTTGCAAAGTGCTGGAGTTAATGTTTCACCACAATCAGAAGAAAATTGTATAATTTCTATTTCTGGAGTTATGCAAGAGCCAGGTACTGCTTATACTATTTCTGGTAACACAATTACCTTTACTGGCGCACCTGCAAGTTCTGATACTTTCTTTGGTGTAGTATTAGGTGATACTTTAGATATTGGTACACCATCTGATTCTACTGTTAGTGCTTCTAGTTTATCTTCTTCTTTCTTTGTAAAAAACAATCAATCATTTACAAATTTTTCTATTGCTAGTAACGAAAACGCTTTGCTAGTTGGAACAGTTACAGTAAGTGGAACAATAACAATTCCTAGTGGGAGT